GATTAGTTGCAGCTTTTTCACTTTTTGTTAAAGATTTCCATGCTTTATCAGGAAGATATCTTCTTTTACCTTTGCTTGGTTTGCCGCTAGAGGTACGCCACTTTTGTTTACCCCAATCTTTTAATGACCTTTGAGATTTTTTTAATGGCATTATTATTCCTCTATTTTTTCATTGTATAAATTATCAAATACTTGATTTACATCTAAAGTGTAATCTAAATCAGATTTGCTGTAATGAATATGTTGTGAAGGTCTAAAATCTGGAGCACCTTCTCCTAATTCAAATTGTGCAGGTCTTGTAACTCTAACCCTATTATTAGGTAAAGCTACTATATTTCCTGTCCATTTACCTGCATCTAATAATTCAAGAACATGATTTTGTTTATGTTGGGCAGGGTCATCTGCTGTATCAGATTCTGTATAATCTACAGTAAAATAATACTTTGCAGGATAAAATTTACCATCAATTTTTGCCATCCAAGGACATGGAGAACAGTTTTCTAATACATATATACTATGTGTGCGAGATGCACAGTCCCAAGGTTGTGCTGCCCAAACTTCCATAGGTTCAGCCCATTCTTCAAAAGGGGTGTCTCCAACAAGAGCTGTAATAGGCATACGAGCCCACATAGCTCCACCATGAACATTTGGTTCATCTGTATCGTAAGTTTCTGCACCAGTAAAAATTACTTGAAATGATAAACATCTTTTTGGAATTGTTGTAACTCCAATAACCATAGCGTGTAAAAATTCACCATGATATTTTTCGTGATTGTGAGTATATTCTTTTCTTACCCAACACTTAAAATAAGGTATGCTGCTTTGCAAATAAGCCATTTATTTATATCCACCACCAGCTTTTTTATAAGCTTTAGCTACCATTTGTGCTTTACGAGCAGACCATTGTCCAGGTCTACCACCTTTACCACCAGCTTTGATTCTGTTAAATATACGTTTACGCATACCTGGTTTAGTATAATTGCCAGCTTTATTGACTGTTGATTTTTTTGCTCTACCCATTATACAAACTTAGCTAAAAATACAACGCCTACAATAAAAGGATAAACTGCCCAAATCATATTGTCTAATTTATCAAATCGTTTTGAGCCATCTTCTAGTCTTTTATCAATACTTTTATATAAAGCCTTACACTCTCTTTCGTGAGACTCTATAGCATTTAAAGCATCTTTAACTGTTGCCATTATTTTTTTGGTGCTACTTCTTTAGCTTTACCTATATTTAAAGCTAACATATCAATAAATTTATAAAGTTTACCAATCCACATATCGTCTTTAGGCGTTGGCGTACTTGCTGCTATTATTGAAGCAACTGTTACTATTGTTGTTATCCACATAATAATTTCTACTATCATATTTTCTCCTTTGTTTTAATCTGTATTTACAGACTTAATGTTATTATAGTGCAAAAAGACATTTATTTAAAATAAGAAGGTAATCCAAGCATAGGTCTACCATCAAACTTGTTTTGTTTTGCATCTTTACTGCTTTTATCGTTGTAGTGTAAAAACACTTGTCCACAATCTTCGCCTGTAAATGGCTCACGCCAATGTTCTAAATCACAACCACGATACATTAACATATCGCCTGGGTTTAAATTTATTTCAATATCTGGTTCTATGTATATTGACCAATCATCACCGCCAAGATTCATAGTAGTAGATATTTCACAAGAGTATCTATCTTTGTGTTTTTTTAACTCGTCACCCTTTTTATAAATTCTAGCGTATGAATATGTTTCAACAAGGTTAAGTTCTGATTCTTTTTCCATAATAGGTTTTACTTTTTGTAGCAAAGTTTCCATCACAATATCGCTATAGTGTGAATAAGTTTCAGGTACTTGTTCATCATTCCAAACTCCAAAGTATTCGGTAAACTGTGATATGTATTTTTCATCAAATAAATGCCTAGCTACTTTTCTTTTATTTAAAAAATATTGATAACAAAAATCTGCTAATTCTTTTGATATTGCACCTTTAATTACTTGGTACTTATTTTTTTTAAAACTCATTTAAATGGGTATCCTAAATTCCAGCACACTAACGAGTGTCGTATACCTTTAGTTACAGGCTTAACTCTGTGCCAAACAAAAGAAGGAAAAACAATTACACTTCCTTTTTTTCTAATTTCTTTACATATTCTTGGTTGAGAGCCTTCGTCTGTATTTCTAAAATCAAACTCTAAATCTCCACCTTCGTATTCTTTAGGGTCAGTGAGTGATACAGTCATACTAAGTTTTCTTTGCTTACCATGAGTATTTATATTATCTGGTTGGTCATAAGGTTCTTCATGTGAGTCGCAATGCCAGTCATAAAACTGGTCTTTTTTGTATTCGGTAAACTGACAAGCTTCTGACCAATCCCAGTCAAAATTCCAATTAGCACTTGCATTTGCTTGATGTATGTAAGGTTGGATTTCGTTATATATCCATCTATCAGACATCCATACTACATCTGATTTACGTTTCTTTTGTATATTTTTAATTTCTAATTGGGTAAGGTTTTCGGATTGAGAATAACCTGTAAGAGCCATTTCTTTATCCTGCTCTTTACCATATTTTACTATTTCATCGCAGATTCTTTCTGGTATAACTGATTGAAAGTACCAGTAATACCATTTAAGATTCATTTTTTATCGTTTTAATTTGTCCAAGTACCAGCTTTTACAAAGTCGTAAACTTCATCCAAACTCCACATACCAGATGCTCCTGATACGAAACTGACTTCGGGTTCTTTAGTTACAACTATACCAGAACCACCACTTGTACTTGCTGGAGCTGCTGCTCCTGCTCCTCCTGCTCCTACAGTTATAGTATAGTTTGTAGCACCAACAACTGTAAGTGTAGATTCAGCCGAAGCTCCTCCACCAGAACTTTCTCCTGGAACAGAACATCTATAACCACCTGCTCCACCTCCTGCACCAAAGTCTTGGAAAGCAGTAATATTACTAGCCCAACCACCGCCACCGCCACCTGTATTAGCTGAACCAGCAGAAACCGTATTAGCTGGATTACCTCCGTTACCGCCACCTCCAGAACCTCCAGAACCAACATTTCCAGCACCGAAATAGTATTGACCTGCACCACCGCCACCAGCTCTTGTAACTGCTGAGCCAGTTATTGATGATGCAACTCCTGCACCTCCAGAACCACTTGCATAAGTAGGTGCTCCTACTCCGTTGCCACCTGCTGCACTAGCACCTCCACCTCCACCAGATACGTCTGCACCTAACTGGTTTGCTCTTGCACCGCTTCCGCCATTAAATCCTTGATTGGCTGTTCCAGTACCAATAGCAAAACGACCTCCTCCGCCACCAGACCCTCCAGGTTGTGTTCCAGGATTAGGTGTGAAATAGCCTGTATCACCTCCTCCGCCGCCAGTTGAGGTAACAGTTGTAATGGGAGTTCCTGCTATAGAAGAGTCTCCACCTCTAGAACCAACAGTAAATGTTGGAGCTACAGGATGACCTCCGCCACCACCGCCACCTGCGATAATAAGGTATTGTAGTTCTTTTGTATGTGTTGCTGTGGTTAAAGTTCCACTAGAATTAAAAGTAGTTGTTACAGCACTTTGTGTACTTGTTGTTGGGTCATTATCTGGTCCAATAATTCCACCATTACCTTCTGACATAATTAAACCTCATTCCATGATAGACCACTTGCATCCCACTCATAGTCTGTTTCTATTTGTAAATTATCGCCTGTATGAGTTTTACCTATCCATTTTTGATTAGTTTCATCCCATAGTATTTCAATAGGATTAGAGTTTACTTCTTTAATATTAGGGTAGGTTACAGGTGCCTGCCAATCATCGTTAGAATCTAATGACCAAGAAGCATGGGGTTGAGGTAATATAAATTTGTCTTTTGCTGCATTGTAGGTAAGTCCTATACCTGCGTATTGTTTGCGTCTATTACCATTATAAGAAGTTTGTTTCCAAGCAACACCGTGTTCTGAATAAGGTATAAGATTAGAAACAAAAGTTTCTGCTTCAGATGAATAATCTCCACCATTAGCATCTACATCCTCGTTGGATATTACTACTACTTGTATTACTTCGTTACTGCTATTAAGTTCTGCAAAATGAGCCATCTTCTAACTCCTTATGCGTCATCTAAGATTTCACCAGATACTGTATACTGTAAATCACTATTAGCACTAGCTGTTACTTTTAATAAATCTGTTTCATCTAAATAAAGAGTAGTAGATAGTAAAGATAATGTTGAGTCTGCTGGTACGGAAATTGTTTTTGCTATATTGTAATAGCTAGAACCATTATCAGTTGATACTTCAACAGTTATATCTGCTGCATTTGTACCATCTACGTTTGCTATTAATATTGTGTTTACTTTATATAATTTATCAGCAGGTACGTCTATGATGTTTACTGATGAAGTTGTAACTGCTCCATTAATTACGAATGGTAAAATGGATGTTACGTTTACTATATTTACTGATGCCATAATTGTCTCCTATATTATCCGAATACAATAGCCATGGCAATGGCTTTACCTGTTGAGGTTTTTGTATTGAGCTGGGTTTGTATGTTGGAAGTTACTCCATCACTAAAGTTTAATTCTGCTGCTGTTGAAGTAATAGTTGTACTTGCAATAGATAAAGCATCTGTTTCTAATGTACCATCTATATCTACATCTCCTGAAATATCTAAACTAGCTGCTGTTATTTCACCACCAACTGTAAGTGTAGTAGCCATATCAACCGCACCATCTATATCTACTACATCTAAATTAGTAGTTCCATCTACATCTATATCTCCTGAAATATCTAAAGCTGTGCCAATTAAAGTTTGTGTTAATGTTATTTGACCATTAGCAGCAATAGTCATAGCATCTACATCTGAAGCAGAGCCTATAGTTTTACCATCGCCAATAATAATATCATCACTAAAAG